GAGTGCGTCATCTTGGGCCCGCGCCAGTTCGGCAAGTCCACTTTGCTCACTGCGGTGGCGAGCTACATAGAGGCGTATGTCCCTGGGATGGAGAACCTTAACTGTATCCACACCCTCCAGACTGGCACCACCGCTACCAAATTCTTTAAACAAAAAATCGAACCAATTGTTACGAATGTGCATCCGCGCATTTTCCCAACCATAGAAAGAGATACTCTCGGCACATCGACACTGCTGAGGTATAAAGACATCCGAGGAGTTCCTCGTGGCGGCTATTATGAGATTACCTCGGCTGGCTCCAACTCAGTCCGCTCTGGCACGGTATCAGTCTGGCTCTGTGATGAGCCGTCTGAATATCGTAACCCAGAGGCAGTTGAGGACGCTATCTCTGGTGCTATCTCCAGTTACGGTTGGTCGTTCACTGCGTATATCGGAACCTTCTCTGATAGGTTGACCAACTATTTCTTGAACAAAATCCAGACTGCTCTCGACAACCCAGACGAGATGGAGCTGGTATTTATTCCGTGGTTTTTGGTTTATGGGAGACCAGGAGACGGCGTTGGTCTGACTACTGATAATTATACTGACTACGACAAAGATGTGATTATCCCGGCGATGCAGAAATATGGCATCCCTGAATCTGAGTGGCTAGATAAAATTGGCTGGTACCACAGGCGTGCGCTCCGTACATCTAAGATGAAGTTCGAGTTCCCAACTTCAATTGAGGATATTATGGCGCTGACTGCTGACCGTATGGTGTTCCCGAAAGAAATGCTCGACAAACAGAATGAGAATATTATCGCTGGCGAGCATTACCGCATGGTAACAGATAACGCTACTGGCAAGGTAGAAGCTCAGCGCACAGACGTATCGCCGTTTATTATATATAAGCGTCCATATTATGGGCATAGGTATAGGGTGGTGATAGACCCAATTACCGCTCATTCCGAGGACACGGACAATTTCGTGATGCACGTGTTTGACCTGTCGAACCACGAGCAGGTGGCGACATTTGCAGAGAGAGGGTTAGCTGATGAAGACTATGCCGACTGGGCAGTATCTATCGGCACGATTTATAACAATGCTGAGTTGTGCCCAGAGATAAATGTGGCGAATGGTTTTATCGTGGCGGTAAACGCTAAACGATATTACCACTGGTATTACCAAGATAAGAAATGCCGAGCCGATAAGACCCCTGGGCTCCGTACCTCTATCTCCACTAAGGAGAGAATGATTGATGCACTGAGCACTCTGCTCGACCGCAACACTATTATCATCCACGACGAGAACACTTTAGACGAGCTTCGCAATATGGTGAAGAAAATCAAAACACGTCCAGATGGGACAAAGACCGTGAGAATGGCGGCGAAGAAAGGGCACCATGATGATAGAGTGGCGGCGGCGTGGATTTATGCTGGTAGCTTGAATCAGCGTGAGCTTGAAGGCAATACTTCTGTTGGCTGGGCTTTAATTTAATTTTTAGTTTTAGCCATATACCCATGTTATATATTAGGTATAACCTAGCCCCTTGATAGACTGGAGTGTGGTAAGCCCGTGGGACCGCTAATCTCAAGAGCCACTGCCGCAGGACAGCCGATTTAGATGGCAACTATAGGCTAAGACGATTAGCAGTCGCCGTAGACGTAGCAGGTAAAGAACACATTAATAATTTTAAGGAATAATTTTCAATGGCAACTATTAACACTGGTTACACCCAGACGGTTGTAACCACCCCAACTGAGCCATCGACGGAAACCGTATTCGATTACGATATCCAGTTCCCATTCTATCGCGACATCTTTGCTCGCAAGATTGTTGAAGAGCCTGTAATGCAGCAAGAGCTCAACTCTTCTCGCCCGTTCTTCACTGGTTCCCGCTTAATCGACGATTCTACTCTCTTGGCTAACCTCAAATATGGTCAGGAACTTATTGTCCCTGTTAAGAAGAACCAAAATCCATTCTCTCTCTATCAGAAGAAAGATATGGAATATGCCGCTAACGGCGACGATGAATGTCATGTTCATATTGTTCTCGACTGCGAAGTACCATGCATCAACACTCTCCCAGAGTTCGATGAACTTCGCTTCCGCTTCGACTGCGAGTACGCCTACGGTGTCCGTATGTGCGACAAGAACAAAGACTTCTGGAACACCGCTTTGTTCACCGAACAGTATGCCCTTTCCAAGCGTGCTTATGAATTTGGCCGCGACTTGGATTTGTGGAACAAGGTAATCGGCGGTCTTATCGCTGCCCCTGCCACCACTGTTGATGCCTTCTTGGCTCAGACCCATCCAACCCATTACTGGGAAGATGCTGGCACTGTCGCCGAAGATGCTCGCTGTGTCGTCCCTGAAGCTGTCCAGTACATGCATGATAGCTTCCGTGACCTCAACCTCACGGTCTTCATCACTAAGGAATTCGCAACCGAGCTCGTTAAGAGTGTTGAGACTCCTTACAACCTCAACTTTGCTACCCAGCGTGTCAACACCTTCGAAGCTTGGGAACTTCCTGGCTTTGAATTGGCTCCACGCGTCAAAGAAATCCTCGGCATCCGCGATGACGTAGTCGTCTTGGTGCGCAGCCCATGGATGACCGTTGGTTCTGGCGGTTCTGGTGCAGCTACCCTTGAAACCCAGTACCCACTCTGGAGCGAAGATGCAACCTCTCAGTATGTTGCTATCCTCGACCCACGCGTTGGCTACAGCTTTGAGAAGGACGGCTACCATCTCAATATCAAGCCATACGACTGCGACAAGCTCTATGTCGGTATGATTGATACTGTCTATGTTGGTACCGGTATCACCTTCCCACAGTACGGTCTCATCATTGAGTTCGCTCAGTTCGACGCTTGCTAATCAGCACAAGAATAGCCCTTCGGGGCTATTTTTTGTTATGATATGGGTATGAAGATAAAGGACACAGATAGCCCTAATTACAAAGCCCTCAGGGATGCCCTAGGTGGGCGTGGCATTTACAATGGCGCATATTATTACTCGAAAGAAATAGTTAAGAATATTATCCCCAACGTAAAAACCAATAGGCCGTGGGACACGCTTGGGCTCAGAGGGACTGGGTCATTCGACGACGCGATTGTCTTTCTCCACCATAATGTCGACTTTGAGCAGACATATGGTCAGTGGCTCGGCAAGAGATACAAAAACCAAGTATTTATAGTCAACCAATGGGCGACGTATGATTATGTAAAGTCGCGTGGCCTGCCAGTATTCTTTTTGCCACTATCTATAGACACCAAGTATGTTAAGCAGTTTAAAACCAAGAAGACAAAGGAAGCTTGCTATGCTGGGAACCGTTGGTTCTTCAGACGGCCTGACCTAGAGAAACATATTCCCGAGGGCGTGGATTTTCCGCCAGACAATATTCCAAGAGAAGAGCTGCTAAAATTCATGGCACCATATAAAACCTGCTATGCGATTGCTAGGTGTGCGCTGGAAGCTCAGGCGCTTGGGTGCGAAGTAAAGAAATGTGATAGCCGTTTTGACCCAGAGGATTTCCCTCTGATAGATAACAAGGAAGCGGCGAAGATGCTCCAAAAAATTCTCGATGATTACGATGGTGTATAATTAGGGTAAAGCAACCTGAAGGGGGGTGAAATCATGGAGAAGGGTGGCTTGTACCTTTGGGTTACGATGAAAGACTGCGACAAGGGCCAAGAAATCTATGACCGCGTGAAATCTCGCAAAATCAATGTGACTGAGATGCCAGGCGCAATCTATGTGCATGGCGATGTGCCGGACATCACCGTAGCGGTGGAGATTATCTCCATCTGCGAAGAGTATGGAGAAGCAGAAGTAGAACTCGCTAGAGTGGGGAGGTGATTCTATGAAAGACTGCGCGCGAATTCCAGCGGTAACTGAGATGGACAGGCATCATTGTTGCTGGCCGAAGAGACAGGGGTGGAATGTTGGCTACGCACATTTGATTTGTCAGGCGTTCGTGCGCTACGTACCGATTGTGTACCACAGAGAGCTTCACGCCAAGATGAGAGGCGTGCCAATCCCGCCAGCCCATCTGTTACGGGCTGCTTGGGAGAAGTATTCCGCTAAGAGGGAGGAGATTGATAAGTACGATGTCTGCCGAGCGTGTTCTTGGCTATACGTGAACATCCCAGATGTCGACTTCAGAAAGGCAATGCAGTACCAAATTGATTTCTTCGTGGCCAAAATGGAGCGGCAGTGAGCCGCTCTTTTTCTGCTATAATAATGGCAGAAAGGAGGAAAAGTGAGCGTATTCTATGACAGTTTAGATAGAAGAACGGCATTTAATTTTAAGTACAGAAAGAAGCTTTTTAAGCGGAACAAGCCCTGCGCTATTTGCGGTCGAATGTACCCAAGCGCAGAAATGATGGTGGCGCACATCAAGCCAGTTACAGAGTTAAGCGATTACGATGCGCTATTCGACACAACCAACTGGGAAGTCAGGTGCGTTTATTGTGAAAGGGAATTAAATAAGGAGAAAGATAATGCCGTGGGTGCAAATTAATGGTGAATGGTATATAGAAACGGAGGAAGAAGATGGCAAAAATTGAGCTAATAGAAGACATACTCAAACATACTGACGATGAAATTATCGAGTATCTTGCCAATGAGGCAAGGGCGGTAAGGAAAACTTGGAAGAACGCCATTGAATCTGGCGACCCGAACCGTGTTTACGCGGGAGCGGCCGACCTTGA